AAAGTTTGGCAGCCTACGAAAATTGTTGGTTGAAGATAAGTCTAGCGGAACGGGATTGATACAGTCTTTGAAGCTCCCGCCGCACAATGTCCCGGTTGAAGGTATTGAACGTGAAAAAGACAAGTTGACGAGAGTCATGGACGTGTTGTCATATATTGAAGGTGGGTTGGCGTTAGTGCCAGAAGCGGCACCATTTACAAACGATTTTATTCAAGAATGTGAAGCGTTTACACCTGATGACTCTCACGAGTATGACGATCAGGTCGACACATTTGTTGACGCCGTTACTGACATGCTGGCAAACGACCCACTCAAGGTTTGGGAGAAGTTGTCAGATAAAAATAAGTAGGAAGGGGAATCTATGCCACTAAAGTCAGGCAGTTCAAATAAAGTCATCGGGGAAAATATTAAAAAAGAAATGGCAGCCGGAAAGCCACAAAAGCAAGCTGTCGTTATTGCGCTTAAGAAAGCTGGGAAATCAAATCAAGATGAACAGCGCGGCACGATGTATCCTAAAGGCGAAGAGAAAAGATTTTTAGATAAATTCAAAGATGCTGAAATTGGGCCAACGCCACATCTTGATAAAATTCGAGACAGTCTAAAATGATACACCTCCGCTCTTGCCAGCGGTTCCACCCTCGGCGCCGAAGGGCGGGTAAATCGGGCGTTGAATTTTAAAGGGGAAGAAAATGCACGCTTTATTAAAACATGTTAAAGATGTTGTGCAGGGCAAAGCAAAACTCGGCGTTAGGCGTTCAGGTAAATGGCCCACTATCAGAAAAGATTATTTGAAACTTCACCCCAAATGCGAAGTGTGCGGCGGAACTCGTAAGTTAGAAGTCCACCATAAAGTGCCATTTCATTTGAAGCCCGGACTTGAATTAGAACCGACAAATCTGATCACACTTTGCGAAGAAGATACTGACGGTGTGAATTGTCATTTGCTCTTTGGGCACCTTGGGAACTTCAAAAGCTTTAACCATGCAGTTGTCAGCGATGCTAAAGTTTGGGCGATTAAGATTCGAAATCGGCCAAAAGAGGGCGGCGGATGAATGATATTTACAAAGACCAACAGATTCTTGGTGACATTTTTGGTAAGTTGAATTTAGGTCTTGCTATCGACAATCTCGATATAAAAGAAAAAGAATTTCTGTGCAATCATTATGGTGAGCACTGGCGAGAAGCTGTTGAACGGTTCATAAAGCGCCAAAAAGTTGTGGTCGAAACTGTTAAAGAGAAAGAGTTATTAAAATGAGCGATACGCCAAAGGACACTCAAACTAAAAAGCAAGACGTATTCAAAGACGTTCTAACAAAGCCGAGAGTTGATCTTGGGCAGCTCACACAAGATCTTAAAGATAAAGCGTTTGACCCGTTTGCAAAAGGAATAAAAACCGCTGACGGTTTTGATAATTTTGTTTCAAAACTTGGACTAAATAATAACAACACTCTCTCAGCCGGTACTTACATTTTCAACCTTATCACTCGAAACCGTTTGCTCCTTGAAACCGCTTATCGGGGCTCTTGGATTGTAGGTGCTATTGTTGATTGCGTTGCTGAAGACATGACCCGTGAGGGCATTTCGATTACGACCAAAAAAGGCGAAGACAAAATCACAAAATTAAAGGCTGCAATCAGTCGCTTAAAAATCAATCAAAGCCTTTGCTCAACAGTTAAGTGGTCACGCCTTTATGGTTCAGCTCTTGGAGTCATGCAAGTTGAAGGGCAAAAACTTGATACTCCTTTGAGACTTGAAACTGTCGCCAAAGGACAGTTTAGAGGTGTGGTCCCTTATGACCGGTGGCAATTAAATCCGGTGCTGACTGATCTTATAGATTCAGGCCCCGATATTGGTTTGCCAAAACTCTATGACATCGTAAACGACCCAAGAACAACTGACCCAACATTTGGCACTACAACAGGTCAGCTCAGAGTTCACCATTCAAGAGTCATCCGCTTAAGTGGGATTGATCTTCCTTATTTCCAGGCAATTACAGAAATGATGTGGGGCGAATCAAATCTTGAACGTCTTTGGGATAGACTCATCGCCTTTGACGATGCGACTTTGTCGGCTGCAAACCTAATCAATAGAGCTGCCCTTAGAACAATCGGTGTTGATCGTTTGCGTGAAGTCGTCGCAGCCGGTGGCGAAGCTTACGAGGGTCTTGTCGCACAGTTTGAAGCAATGCGAACTTTTCAAAGTAATGAAGGCATCACGCTCCTTGATAAAGAAGATATTTTCACTCAGACCACTTACACCTTTGCTGGCCTAAGTGACATGTTGTTACAGTTTTATCAACAGCTCTCGGGTGCTGCGAATATCCCACTTATTCGTTTATTGGGGCAATCGCCTTCAGGTCTAAATGGTGGCGGTGACGATGACATCAGAATGTACTACGACAACATCAAAGCCCAGCAAGAGGCTAAACTTCGTAATGGCTGGGAAATGATTTTAAAGCTCCTTTGGCGTTCTGAAATCGGAGAAGACTCGCCTGACGATTTGCAATTTAATTTCGTCCCACTCTGGCAAATGTCATCAACTGATAAGATGAATAATGCCAAGACTTGTGCTGAAACTGTCATCGGCGCTTATGAAGCTGGGCTCACCAAGAAAGATACAGCTCTAAAAGAACTCAGACAATCATCAGCCGATACAGGTATTTTCTCTAATATCACTGATGAAGAAATCAAAGAAGCTGAAGGTGAAGAACCGCCGATGCCTGATGAAAATCCCGAACTGCAAAAACAAGCTGAAAAGCTTCAGCCCACTGAACCAAAGCCACCGCACTTACAAAAGTTAAAGCTTGGCGATAGAATCGCTAAATGGTTAAAACGTGATAAAAATAAATCTCATGAATGACATTGGCAATGATTGGAAGAGACTTCCGCCGCCTAAGATACCAAAGTTTGATTACTTTCTTTTTATCGTTATGATTGCTTCAGCAATTTATCTTTTACACGCATGGCTGAGGAAGTGAATCAATATCAACGACGTAAAGAAAAGGAAAAGAGTCAAGAGCCACCAAAGAAAATAAATATTAATCGTGGTGTGGTGAGAGTAACAGCCCTTCCCGAACCAAAAGAAACGCCCGTTCAAAAAGTTTATGTGGGAAGTCAAGGCAATGATTTTTTAACTGAAGGTTTAGAATGAGATCGCTCTCTTTTGATGCCAAGAAAACTTTCAAAGGTCATTTTAAACCGTCAACACAAGCGGAACGTGATTTCTACAAAGCCTTAAAACGAGTCGCCCAAGTATCAGGTCACATCGTGGATAATCATCTTGACGGTGTTACGATTTCAAATCAAAAGGCCATGCAAGACGCTCTTGATCGGTACTCAAAACAACTTGAGCCATGGGCAAAGCGTCAATCGCGTAAAATGTTAGAGACCGTTCAGAAATCTAACAAACGGGCTTACACTATGAAGTCAAAAACCATGGGAAAAGAAATCACCCGAGCTTTTTTAGACCCACATAACATAAGTGCTGAGGCTTTGATTGCAAGACATCTTCACGAAGAGCAAGTCAGACTCATAAAATCTATACCTGTTGAAGCGGGACTCAGAGCCCAAGAACTGGCCCGGAAAGCCGCGTTGACTGGCCTTCGGGCAACACCTGACAAAGGTACAATTAACGAAATCAAAAAAGAACTTGGCTTCACAACTGAGCAAGCCGAAAATCGGGCAAGGCTTATTGCTCGGACTGAAACCGCAAAAGCCAACGCCACAATTAATCAGGCTCGTGCGATGAGTGTCGGAAGTAGGCAATATCGCTGGCATAACTCTGGTGACGGCGCAGTTAGAGAAAGTCACAGAATCTATAAAGGACAGCGTCTTCAAGGCAAGATTTTTTCTTGGGATAATCCGCCAACACTGGACGATGGAATGACCGGCCACCCTGGTGAATTTCCAAATTGCCGATGCTTTGCTGAACCAATTTTTGATGAAGAATAAAGTATTTGACTTTTTGACCGATAAACTTGAGAGTTAGAAATATCAAACCTTGGGGGATAAAATGCGACTGACCTTTTTCATTATCACAGCTTTGTTGTTCTGCTCTTCAACTTTTGCCCTTCCTACCTTCAATCCTCAATTAGTTTTAAAAGATCAATATGGTGATACAAGCGTCAACTACGTCGCTCCCGGTACAATTTTTCAAGGTTTCTTTCTAAAGACTGAAACGGTTAGTGCTGCCGGAGCACTTTCGACTTCGGCTTCTGAATCGCTTATCACAAATGCAAGCGGTTCAACTTTCGCTGTCACTCTGGCGGCACCTTCCAATCAAGACGGTCAAATCAAAATCATAAAAGCAACAACTTCGATGGCCCACACAATAACTTTGGCCCTCACAAATGTTTCAATGAGTGGTGGATATACGCCTTCGGGAACTACCACACTTACTTTTACCAATGTTGGTGATTCAGCGGTTTTTATTGCTGTTGGCTCTAAATGGGTCTATCTCGGCGGCTCGGCTGTAGCTTCATAAAGAAAGGCAGATGAAGTATTTTGTCACTGGCAAAATTTCTGAAAATATCCGCGAAACCCCTGAAGGCTTTCTGGTTTGCGTTGGTGTCCCTATTGCCCGCACGGGCGAAATGGAATACGGTCCTAACGAAACTCCACTTGACGGCGATGAGTACGGTCACGTTATCATCGAGCGAGACGAAGACGAAGTCTTCAGACCTGAAACAATTGCGTCGTTCCAGGGTAAGCCCATTACCATTGCGCACCCCGATGAGTTCGTTTCTCCCGAAAACTGGAAAGAACTCGCTAAGGGAGTTTTGCAGAATGTTAGACGCGGAGAAGGTGAACACAAAAATGATTTGATCGCTGACTTGTTAGTCACTGATCAAATGGCCATAGGTTTGGTAAAAAACGGTTTGAGAGAAGTCAGTTGTGGTTACGAAGCTGATTATGAACAAATCGAAAAAGGTAAAGGTAAACAGAAGAACATAATTGGAAACCACTTAGCCTTAGTGGACCAAGGAAGAGCGGGTCACGGTTATGCGATTAACGATCATAAAGGAGATTCTAAAATGGCATTAAAAGATAAGGTCAATGCGATCTTTGCAAAGGCGAAAGACGAAGCTCTCAAAGTTCTTGATGAAAAAGAAGAGCCCAAAAAAGAAGAAAAGTCTGAAGACTCCGATTCTTATGACGAGCTAGTTAAAGTCGTCAAAGATCTTGCCGAAAAGGTAGACAAAATGGGCCAGCCAAAAGATCAGGCTGAAGGCGAAGTAACCAAAAAACAACCGGCTGATGACGATGAAGAAGAAGCCACTGACAAAGAAGAAAATGAAACAGAAGGCGAAATCTTGAAGCGCGTTCAAGTTTTAGAAGCCGCTGTTGAAAAACTTCTCGCTAAAATGGGCGATGAAGAAGAGTCTGAAGACGACGATGAAGAAGGCGAAGAAAAGTCTGAAGACGATGACATGGAAGACGACGAAATGGACGATGACGATTTTGAAGAGTCCACCATGGTGGGCGATTCAAAAGAAGTTTTGTCTCGCGCCGAAATTCTTGCTCCCGGCATTAAGAAATCAAAAGATATTGTTCGTAAAGCGTTGAAAACCGCTTACGGCACTGAAGAAGGAAAGAAAGTCATTGACTCTCTGGCTGGTAAGAAAGCTTTGGTTTTTGACACCAAGGATAAGATCGAAGCAAAAAGGCTTGGGATGACATTCATTGCGGCTTCTGAACTCTTGAAAGCTTCTCGAAAAGAAGAAGTCAGCAAGACCAAGAAAGCCACCAATGATTATAGTCCGGTCCTTCGCGACTATGATAAAGAGCCCATGACGCCAGAAAAGTTAAACGAAATTAACGCTAAACATTTTGCAAAAAGAGCTTAAGGAGAGAATATGAAAATTTTCCGTAAAGTAAGAACAGCCGACGTTTCTTATACGTTCCAAGCGCCTAACGGCGTGCCTGGTGACATCACAAGGACTGATGAGTCAAATGTTGAACCGATTATGTTGGTTCAAGATAGCGTTCCTCAGTATCCCCAAGCTTTTGGTGTGCCCCTTGTTTATGCCACTGGCGGAGCAAGAGACTTCCAAAGTGGCGACACTGCGGCTTCATTCGCCGGGGTCTTGATTCGTGAAGTTCCCAGCATTGCCGGTCCTGGCGATCAAGGTCAATTCTCTCCAACCGTTCCAAATCCCGCAGAGCCGAACGGAATGTGTGTCAGAGGTTATGTTTCAGTTCTCGTCGCAGCCGGGACTCCAACTCGTGGCGGCGTAGTTTATATTCAAGTTACAGCTCACAACGGTGTAAATCCTGGCGCCTTCCGGGCCGATGGAACCGACAGTGGAAATGCGGTTGCTCTGTCTAGCACGCAAGCTTCGTGGGCAAGTGACGGCGTTGACGCTTTTGGAAACGCTGAACTGAGAATTGCTCGTTAATTTTAAAAAGTAAAAGGGGAAGAAAAACATGAAATATGGACGCGGATTTAGAACACGAGACTCAGCTCTGGCGTATTTCGTCAACCAGCTCGATAACCTCGATAAAAGACTTTATGAACCTCTGGTAAGTGTAACATGGGGCCGTGATATTAAGCTAAGAGCTGGTATCACGATGAGTGAAGAGAGTACCTCTTTCATTCAATCAGCCTTCGCAGCCGCAGCGTCGTTAAATGTTGAAGGCGGGCAAGCCGGGGGCAACATGCCTTGGCTGAGTACTGAATCGACAGCAATCCCCGGCATCAGCATCAACGGAAACCGCGTTGTAACTCCTCTCCGATTGCTCGGACGGGAAATGAGTTACACTTCCGTTGAACTTGAAAGGTCTCAAAGAACCGGTCAACCCATTGACGTTCAGAAAATGGACGCAATGAACGTGCTCTATCAAATGAACACGGACCAAATGGTTTATGTTGGTAGCACAGACGTTGGCGCAACCGGTCTTATCAATAACAGCTCCGTGACCGCCGGGTCTGTCGCAGCAGGCGTTTCTGGTTCCACTTTGTGGAGTCAAAAAACTGCCGATGAAATTTTAAACGATGTGAACACTCTTCTTGAGAGCACATGGGCCGCAGCGGGCTTTGCAGTTTGCCCGGATAAACTTTTGTTGCCCCCTCTCCAATTTAGCTACATCGCTTCACAAAAGGTGTCGACCGCCGGTAACGTGTCAATCTTGAAGTTCTTGCAAGAAAACAGCATTGCCTTGAAGATCAACGGCAAAGAACTCGATATTGCTCCCGTTAAGTGGCTCACCGGTGCTGGCGTTTCTAGCGAAAACCGCATGGTGGCTTACACCAACGAAGAAAATCGAGTGCGTTTCCCAATGGTTCCGATCCGTCGTGAAACCGCTTATTATCAGGGTATCCGATTTACCTGCCCCTACATTTGGGCTTTTGGTCAAGTCGAGTTCGTTTATCCTGAAACTGTTCAGTACGCTGACGGTATCTAAGAAAGGGGAACATAAATGGCAGACGGTAAACCAAGTCCGCAGTACCTGTTCAAACAGGCTGCGGCTTTCGGAAAAGGCTTAAGCTAT